CGCAGCACACAAAGACTTTCCCGCGATCATTGAAAAACTTTTCAATATCGGCGCGGATATCAACCAGACCGATAACCGCAACCGCAACAGCCTTTATATCGCCGCCGAAGCCGGCAACGTAGAGGCTGCCAAAAAGCTGGTACGCCTTGGCGCCGATGCCGGCAAAGGTCAGACACCGCGCAGCAGCCATACGCCGCTGTTGCATAACATCAACCGCGCACAGTTCCGCGACATGCTGGCCGTACTGATCGGCGCGGGCGCGGATATCAATGCCACCGACAACAGCGGCAATACCGCGCTGCACCGCGCCTGTGATATGACGCAGACGGATAAAATTCTGGCGCTGCTGGATTTCGGCGCCAATCCGGATCTTGTCAACGATTACGGCCAGCGCGCGCTGGACGAGCTGATCGACAATTACACCTACCGCATGACTGATACGCCGGAGCTGATTGCCGCCTTGCTGAAAAAAGGCGCAAGCCCCGACATCTCTCCCGTTGCGGAAGTGGAAGAAGGCCCCTTGCACCTTGCCGCGCAATACGGCCACCTGCAAAGCACTACATTGTTGTTGCAACACAATGCGATGGTGGACGCTTTCACACGCGGTTTTTCGCCGAAAACAGCCTTGCTGATTGCTGCCGAACACGGGCATGAAGATATTGCCAAAGCCCTTTTGAAAAAGGGCGCGAACCCGCTCAAAACCGATGGACAGGGGCGCAACGCCTTGCACCTCGCCGCGCACAACGGCAACGAAGGCCTTGTGAAACTGCTGCTGGAACAGCCCGGCGTTGATGTCAATGCAACCGATGCTTTCGCGCGCAGCGCCCTGCACCACGCATGCCTGCGCGAAAAAGACGATGCGGCCAAGGTATTGCTCGCCGCGGGCGGCAATGCGGATCTTTACGATAAAAACGGTTTTACACCGCTGCAACTGGCCGTGCATATGGGCAATACGGACCTCTTGCCCGTTTTTGCCGAATGGCACGGCGACAGGGCGGACTGGAATACCAAGACGGCGGAGAAACAAGAAAGCCTTTTGCATCTGGCCGTACACCACGGCATGGAAGCGCCCGTGCGCAAACTGATCGACCTTGGCGCGGATATCTGCATCCTCAACGAAAAAGGCCAAAGCCCGTTGCATATCGCCATTGCCGACAACAACAGCGCGATTGCCGAGATGCTTTTGAAGGAACTCGACAAGAAAAACATCCATCCCGACAGCCTGACAGACAAGGAGGGGAACACCCCCTTGCACCTTGCGGCCAAAGAAAATCATACGCCGATGGTACGCCAGTTGCTGGAAGCGGGATGCGATCTTTCCAAACGCAACGGCGCGGGCGACATGCCGATCCATATTGCCGTCAAAGAAAAGCATATCGATATCGTCTCGTTTTTGGTAAGACAGGAGAACATCAGCGTGCTGGCGGCCGACAAAGACGGCAAAACCGCCTTGCAGCTGGCGCTGGAGGGACAGAACGAGCGTATTTTTTCGGCGCTATTGCCCGCCGCCATGGAAGAACAGGCAAGACAGCTGGAACAGCCCGCCCCGAAAGAGCCTGCAAACGATACGGCGCCCGATAAAAACAAAAAACCAAGGCCGCCGAAACCAAACAGAGGGTAAAATGAAAAAAACGATCGCCATCGCCGCCGCCGTGCTTTTACTGGCAGGGGCGCATACGCTTTCTGCCCAAATGACGATTTCCAACGGACAACAAACCACAACGACCCAAGGCGTTTCCCCCCAGCCCGGCATGCCGGCAGGGAACGAAACGCCGCCTGCGGGGTTTGTTAAATCGGTGACGCCCGTTTCCGGTTGCCTTGATCAACTGCCGCCCGAGGAGGCGGCAGAAGTGCGCGCACGCTATCTGAAACCCTATCAGGAATGCCAGCGCCGCCTGCAAATACACGCGATCAAGCGCGCCAAAGCTGGCAAAGAGAGCGAATCCGAAAAACAGACGCAGGCCGAAAGCCCGCGCAATTTTGTACGCGTTCAAAAAGATACCGCCCCAGCAGCAGAGCCGGTGCTGGGCATCAGGGGCAGCAATATCCCGGATATAAAGGAAAAAACGCCCGGCAACTATAACCGTTAAGGGCTTTGTGATAGAATACTAGGAATAGGGTATTTTTCAACCTTGAGGTTTTTCATGTCCCGCTCGCTTTACCTGACCGTTTTTTTTGCCGCGGCTCTTTTTGTTTTCGGTGCCAGCGCCGAAGCCCGCGCGCAATCTTCCTATACAGGTTCCAAAGAAGGTTTTGTCGGATCAAAGGCAAAAAAACCGGTGGTGCCGCTGGAGGATATGAGCGAAGACGAATTCAACGACGAGATGGAGCGCACCAAGCCCAGACTGCCGCCTGTTTTTGAAAGCGTCCAAACGCCAACAGCGATGAACAACGATGGTACGGCCGCCGCAACGGCAGAAGACCCCTGCGCCGCCTATCTTGGCAATTTTGACGGATATACGCTTTGTCAGGATCGTATGCAAAAAATCCAGAAGCTGAAAGACGGCAAACAAACCCGTAAAGAAATGTATGGTACGCAGCAAAAAACCCGCGCCTCCGAACAGCGCAGGATAGATGCGGAAAAAGCTGCCGAGGAAGCCGCGGCCACCGCAGAGAAAGCCGCGATCGAGGCTGCGAAAACTGATGAGGAAAAAGCCGCCGACGCGGCCAAGGCCGCAGCAGAAGCGGCTGCAGAAGTAGAAGCAAATAAAGAAAAAACCCCCACCGAAAAATATATAGAGCAAAAAGCAGAACGCCTTAAGCCGAAAAGCATCGGCAAATAACGGCAGATTATTTTTTGAATTGAATTTTTTTCAAAAGGGGCACGGTGCGACCCGAGCCTTTGGTCAGGCGCTTGATATCATAGTTTTCAAAGGCTCCGTCAACCAGATCTTCCATGCCCCACGTCCGCGCCATATCTTTCACGCTTTGCTGGCGGTAATCCAGCTGCGATACATCGGCACCGGATTTGAGCAAGGCGCAGACTCTATCCGCGGCCCCGGCGCCGCGGTTCAATTGCCGCATCAAGACAGTGCGCCCGTCCTTGTCTTTGGCCTCCAGCGCGACTTTATCATGGCGTAGCAGACGTACAAAACTTCTCGGCAGGCCGTCCTTGTTATCCGCCGCCAGCATCAGCGCTGTGGCGCCGGTTTTATCCTGCGCCGTAATATCTGCCCCCTGTTTTTCCAAATCGGTCATGATCCGCGGCAGGTTTTTTTCCGCCGCCAGCAGATAAGCCGTTTTGCCCTTTTCATTCGCGGCCGCCAGATTGAACGGCAGGCTCAGACACATTTTGGCAATCTTGGCCTGACGTGCGCTGATCGCCAGCATCAAGGCATCACTGCCTTCGTTGTCCAGAAAATCAACCGCCGCGCCTTTTTTGATCAGGAAGTCAAACATCGCCACATCGCCGCGCATCGCCGAAATCATCAGCGCGGTATTGCCGTCACGATCCGTTTTGTTGATCCGCGCACCGCGCTCCAGTGCATCCTGCACGCCGGGCAAATCGCCCGCTTTGGCGGCTTGCAACAAATGGCCATTCGCGATGTCGTTTTCAAAAGAGGGCATGGGCTCCGGTCGAATCGAATCAAAGCTGCGCCGTGCGCAGGGGTTAAAACAGGCTTTTACTGTACGCCGAGTATATGGAAATGTCAAAAAATCCCGCTCTTTTGATATTTTCTATTAAAAATCAATACCGTATCAAAACCCGCCCCTATTCTGCTCCACCCACCGCCGCGCGCGGGTTTTTGAATGAAACGCTTTGAAACAATCTCGTTTTTCACCAAAACGCCGATCCCGCGGTAAAAATTTTTATCCCGCGCCGTGCCGCATAAGCGGTTGAAGGATCTGCATAATACCGCGCAATCCTCGCTTGAGCGCGGCAGCAATTTTGCCCGTTGCTTGACCCGCGGGGATCATTTCCGTTAGGGTTTAAACATGCTCGCGAAGTGTCGGCGGGTTCAACCAAACAGTTTCAGAACAGTATCAGGGGCGGCGCCGGATCGGCAGCCGCTTTTTTCATGACCGTCAAAAAGACCCCGCGTAAAAAACCCGCCGCCAAGAAAGCCGCAGGCGCAAAACGCCCTGCCCGCCGCAAAACGAAAAAGAATATGCGCGATGCCATCAACGTGCGCGCCCTGATCGAGGCACTGGAACAACACGTGCTGGGCGAAAAGAAAATGACCGCAACGCAGGTCAGCGCCGCGCTGGCGCTGCTCAAAAAAACCCTGCCGGATATTGCGGCTGCCACCGCGAGCGGCAAAACGACGGAAGATACCGCGACTTCCACGGCGATCCGCCACGAAGATGCTTTAAGCGCCCTCGAATAACAACTGTTGATGATTTGATGAACGAAAAAGAACAACGCATTCGTGCGCGGTTGATGCATGATTTTGTCCATTACGCAAAAAAATGCCTTTTCATCCGCAGCAAAGACGGCGCAATTGCGCCCCTGCGGCTAAATGCCGCGCAAAAATATTTGCATGACCGTCTGGAAGAACAACTGGTCACCACCGGCCGCGTGCGCGCACTGGTATTGAAAGGGCGCCAACAGGGCTGCTCTACCTACGTACAGGCGCGGTTTTACTGGAAAACAACACACCGCCGCGGCGTGCGCGCCTTTATCCTGACGCATCTCGACGAGGCCTCGCAGAACATCTATCACATCGTGCGCAGGTTTCATGATAACTGCCCTGCCGCCGTACGCCCGCAAACGGGGCTGGCCAACCAGCGCAGCCTGCTTTTCGGTTTATTGGATTCCGGCTACAGCGTCGGCACGGCAAAATCACAAGGCATCGGACGCTCACACACCATCCAGTATTTCCATGGATCGGAAGTCGCCTATTGGCAGCACGCGGAAGAGCATATTGCCGGTGTTCTACAGGCCGTGCCCGATGCGAAAGGCACGGAAGTTATTCTCGAGAGCACCTCCGCGGGCGCTGCCGGTTTATTTTACCAGCTCTGCCACGAAGCGATGAAAGGCCGGTCGGAATTTATTTTTGTTTTCATGCCGTGGTTCTGGCAAGACGAATACCGCAAAACACCGCCGGATGATTTCGCGTTAACGCCGGATGAAGCCGCCTTTAAACAAACGTTTGATCTCGATGATGCACAAATTTACTGGCGGCGCCTGAAGGTAGCATCGCTTGGCGGTATCTGGACGTTTCGCCGCGAATATCCGAGTACGCCCGAGGAAGCCTTTCACAGCGACCAGCCCGGCGCGTTGTGGCAGCGCGAGACGGTTGAAAAAAACCGCCGTCATGCGGATGACGTACTGGAGATGAAGCGCATTATCATCGCCGTCGATCCCGCCGTCACGTCCAACCGCCACAGCGATGAAACGGGGATTATTGTCGCGGGTCTCGGCACGGATGATCATGCCTATATTCTATCTGATCTCTCCGGCAAATACACGCCCGCCGCCTGGGCATCGCAGGTGGTGAGCGCCTATTACACCCATACGGCCGATTGTGTGGTGGCGGAGGTGAACCAGGGCGGTGATCTGGTGGAGCACACGCTGCGCAGTTTTGATCCCGCCATTGCCTATAAATCCGTACATGCCAGCCGCGGCAAAATCGCGCGGGCGGAGCCTGTGGCCGCGCTGGATACGCGCGGCATGGTGCATCACATCGGCCGTCTGGCGCAACTGGAAGATCAAATGTGCGCGTTCGATCCGATTGAAAACAGCAAAAGCCCCGACCGCGTCGATGCGCGCACCTGGGCTGTGACCGAGCTTTTGCTCAAACGCCCTCAACCCGCGCAGCCGCTGATCTGGCGCTAGTACGTTTTAATCTTTGATGATGGAGTATATCCGGATGGGTTTTAAAAATCCGATCGCCGCCCTGTTTGGCCGCAAGGGACAAAAGGCAAGCACGGCAGCGCCGCTGATGGTGCAATGGGGCGTCGGGCAGCCGCGTTTTACCCCGCGTCAATACGACCAGCTGGCACGCGAAGCCTATCAAAAAAACGTGATCGCCTATCGCTGTATCCGGCTGGTCAGCCAAAATGCCGCAACGGTGCCGTGGTGCGTGTATCAAGGCAAAGGTGCGCAGCGCAGCCGGCTGGAAGACCATCCGCTCAAATCATTGCTGGAAAACCCGAACCCGATGCAGGGCGGCGCCGAGCTTTTCGAGGCGCTGTTCGGTTTTTATCTGATTGCAGGCAACAGCTATCTGGAAGGCGTGGGCGCGCAAGGTGCCGCGCCGAAAGAATTATGGACACTGCGCCCCGACCGCATGCGCGTGATCCCCGGCCACCACGGATTGCCCAGCGCCTATCGCTACCAGATCGGCGGGGAGGCAGTGGATTTTCCGGTGGATATGCTAACAGGTGCCGGACCCGTTTTGCACCTGAAAACCTTTCACCCGCTGGACGACTGGTACGGGATGAGCCCGCTGGAGGCCGCCGCCGCGAGTATTGACCAACATAATGATGCCGCCCGCTGGAATGCGGCGCTGTTGCAGGCGAGCGGCCGCCCGTCCGGCGCGTTGGTGTATAAACCGACGCATCCTGACGGCACGGCAACGCTGACGGACGAACAGCGCCAGACCTTGAAAAACGAGCTGGAAGATTTTTTCCAAGGCCCCGATAACGCCGGCAGGCCTTTGGTGCTGGAAGGCGGGCTTGACTGGCGCGATATGTCTTTCTCGCCCAAGGATATGGACTGGCTGGCGGGCAAGGATGTTTCGGCGCGGGAAATTGCACTGGCTTTTCATGTGCCGCCGCAATTGATCGGCATACAAGGCTCGCTCACCTTTGCGAATTTCGAGCAGGCGCGGCTGGCGCTGTTCGATGACGCCGTCATTCCGCTGCTGGATCACGTCAAGGACGAGATGAACAAATGGCTTTGCCCGCAATTCGGCAGTGATTTGTCCATCGGCTATGATATCGACGCCATCGAGGCGTTTGCACCGCGGCGCGAAAAAACCTGGGCGCGGATCAGCGGCGCCGATTTTATGACCGTGAATGAAAAACGTCTCGCCCTCGGCCTGTCACCCATTGACGGCGGCGATACCTTGCCGCCAACAGGGAGCAAAGCGTAATGCAATCCCTGCGGCTCACCCTCGGCAGCGTGCACTATACGGTCAAACCCGACATGCGCCTGTTGCTGCAAATCGAACAAGAACTGGGCGCACTGCCGCAGCTTGCCGAAAGGTTTCTTCACCAGTATTGGCACTTTGCCGATCTGGTCAGCTTGCTGCATATGCTTTTGCAACATAGCGGAAAAACACTGGATTACATGATGTTGGGCAATCTTGTCCTGCAATCGGGCGTCGCGGATTGCCACCGCGCGGTCTTGCGTTTTTTTGATCTTCTAGGCCTGCCTTTGCAGAATCTTGAAAACCCCGTTTAAAAAAAAGTTGTAAGGATTCATGACCTCTATCGCCAATATTGTTTATCAAAAAACCATGTCGGAAGGCACGGGTGCGCTCACCCTGTCGGCCGTGACAGGATACCGCAGTTTTTATGCGGCCTTTGGCACGGGCGGCAATGACATGTTTTTTTACGCGCTGCGGCACCTTGTTCTCGATGAATGGGAAGTCGGCACGGGACATCTTGCCGATGCGGCAACGCTGGTGCGCGATACAATCATTGCCTCCAGTAACGGCGGCGCGGCTGTGCATTTTTCGGCCGGTGACAAAGATGTCGTCAATGATATTCCGGCAGAGCGGCAATTGCCGCTGCCGGCCGCCCCGCAAACGGGGGATTTGCTGCGCTATGACGGCAGCCAATGGGCGCGCCTGCCGCGCGGCAGCACGGGGCAGATGCTGAAAAGCCATGCGGATAACATCAGCTGGGCCACACCGGCGCTGGCCGATATCAGCGGGTTGCAATCCGCCCTGGATACAAAAAGTACGGCAGGGCATAGCCATACCAGCAGCGATATAACGGATTTTGCAGCGCAGCTGGCGACGAAAGCAAATACAAGCCATGCGCATGCCGTCAGCGATGTGACGGGGCTTGACGCCAGCCTGTCCGGCAAAGCCGATGCGGCGCATGGCCATGCCATCACAGATATCACCGATCTTTCTGCAACACTGGCGGGTAAAGCCAATACCACGCATAGCCATATCGTCGGCGATGTCACAGGACTGCAATCCGCTCTGAACAGCAAGGCGGATACCAGCCATACGCATACGGCGGCGGAGATTACAGACCTTTCCACAACACTTGCCGCCTATACGCCAATGGCACGACAGATTACGACCGACACCGGCAGCCTGTCCGGCGGCGGGGATTTATCGGTAGACCGCAGCCTGCAGTTAACAGGCGATGCCGCCACGCCCGGCAATAACAAATACTACGGCACAAACGACAGCGGCGATAAAGGCTTTCACACTCTGCCCGCCGGCGCAGCGGCCGCGGAGGTCACGGCAGATACATCCGCGCATCGTCTGATTACCGGCAGCACGGTGCAAGAAGCCCTGACAGCGGCGGATGCGGCGCTACTTTGCGGCGGGTTTTCGCCCACCCATCTGGCTGCCTTTCACCATCTGGCGGGCAGTCTTGGCGGCAGCATTTTCGCGGCCGTGGTCAGCGGATCCGGCGCGAATGCGGCAACGGTGGATACGGATTATATCCGCAATACCGATGCCATGGGCGTGATACGCCTGTCCAGTGGCTCGCCCGCAACCGGCTGTGCGCTGCGCGGTCTTGGCAGCACCCAGCTTGTCGTGCATGAGGACGGCAAAACCCTGCAGCTCGTCAGCCGCGTGCAGCTCGACACCCTCATCGCGACAGGGTCGCACGAATTTTTCGTCTGGGGCGGCCTGACCGCCGGCACGGCCGCGACCACCAACCCCGATACCACTGTCGGCGTTTACTGGATCTACGATAAAACCAGCGCCAACTGGCAATTGCGCCGCCACCTGTCATCCTCAACCGATACGGTGGATACGGGCATCCCCGTTGCCGTTGATACGTGGTACGACATGGCGCTGACCGTGACAGGCGACAGCAGCCAAAGCAGTGTTGACATGACGCTTTCCATCAACGGTGTCGCGGTTGCCACGCTTGATACCTTACCGGCCTTTGTGTCCTATAACGCCGTTGCCGCCGCTATTCAAAGAAAGCTGGGCACGGGGGCGCGGTATTTGTATCTGGATTACGAAGGCCTTTTCATCGGACGTGACACATGATCGGGCGGCCACTTTGCACCACGCCCATTGCCGCGCATATTCCTCCGGCGGCAGGTAACACGGAAGACTTCCGGTTGATTGACCTGCTTTGCCGCTTTGCGCCGGAAGCCCTGCGCACGGCATGCTTTGCACCCGTCAGACACATCTTTGTGCATCGCAGCCTTGCTTTTATACGTCCTGCCGCGTTTACCCCGCTTGTGGTGCAAGACGCGCTTTACCGTTTCACAATCGACCTTTGTGCGATTTTTCAACCGGAAGAAACCTGACCCCCCATGCAAATTGATCCGCATCCCCTGATCCAGACCCATAGCGGCGAGGATATACAGCTGGCTTTTCACGTCACCGATGCAAGCGGCACGGCGCTCGATATCTCCAATGCCGTCGCAAGTTACAAGATGGCGCGCAGGGCAGGCGATGCCGCGTTGCTGGTAAAAACAGAGAACGACGCTATTACGCGGATCGGCCACATTGTCACCGTTTCTTTGAATACCGCCGATCTGGAAGCTGCCGGCCAGCCGCTGATCGGTGATTTTTGGGGTCAGCTGACGCTGACGCTCGACGGCGTGACGCTGGTGGTGGCCGAAGGGCCGCTGTCCGTTGCGCCCGTTATTACCTGACCTTTTTTCGAGAGATTCATATGACCTTGCACCTGACATCCCCGCTGGAGCTGAAATTTGTTGCCGGCAGCGGTACGTTTGAAGGCTATGCCTCCGTTTTTCATGTCACGGACAGCGCGAATGACCGCGTCGTGCCGGGCGCTTTCAAAAAATCGCTCACCGCCGCACAGGCGGAAAACCGCCTGCCGCCGCTGCTCTGGCAACATGACGCGCAAAAGCCTATCGGCATCTGGCACGAAATGTTTGAAGACAGCCACGGGCTTTTTGTGCGCGGCGAGTTGTTTGTGGCGGATATTTCGCAAGCGCGCGAGGCCTATAAACTGATGAAAGAAGGTGTGGTCACCGGCCTTTCCATCGGCTACCGCACCATACAGTCGGAACGCGATGCCAAAAGCGGCACACGGCTTTTGACCGAAGTTGAATTACTGGAGGTTTCCATGGTCACCTTTCCCGCCAATACGCTGGCGCGGGTGCGGCATGTGAAATCTTTGCTGGATGACGGGCAGATCCCGTCCGAACGTGAATTTGAGGCTTTCCTGCGCGAGGCAGGGCTCAGCCGCAAACAGGCCAAAGGGCTGATCGCTCACGGCTATAAAGCCATCGGCGCGCGGGATGCGGCGTCACCGGCGGACGATGCGGAGACGCTGGCGGCCATCCGGCAACTGGCGGAAGACATGCACCGGTCTGCCGTTTTCTTCTCCTCCCCCTCTTTTCACAAGGAATAACAGATGACAAATGACATCCGCTCTGCGGTCTATGATTTGGGCCGTGCTTTCGAGGCTTTTAAAGAAGCCAATGACCAACGCTTGCGCGAAATTGAACGCCGCGGGCAGGCAGACCCGCTGACCGAAATGAAGGTCAACCGCCTGAACAGCGAAATCACCCGCGCGATTGATTCCGCCGATGCGGCCAAGCGCCGTGTCGACCAGATCGAAACCGCAATGCACCGCAGCCCCATGAGCGGCGGCGGCGATGACTGGAAAGAAGCCGAAACTTTTATGCTGGAGCGCAAAGGGTTCATCAACGGCGATATGGGCATTGATGCCTATCGCCAGTATAAAGGCGCGTTTCGCGGCTATCTGCGCAAAAACAATGCCGGCAGCGGCGTGGACGAGATCAAGGCGCTGTCCGTCGGCTCCGACCCCGACGGCGGCTATACCGTCACGCCCGATATGTCGGGCCGCATTGCCACGCTGGTGCGCGAAACATCGCCCATGCGCCAGATTGCCAATGTGGTCACCATCGGCACGGATGCGCTTGAAGGTATTCATGACCTGAACGAGGCGACATCCGGCTGGGTGGGGGAAACCGAAACCCGCACCGAAACCGCCGCACCCAAGATTGGTGAGTACCGCATCCCCGTGCATGAACAATATGCGGAACCGCGCGCCACGCAAAAATTGCTCGACGACAGTTTGTTCAATATCGAGGAATGGCTGTCCTTGAAAATTGCCGAGCGGCTGTCCCGCATGGAAAACGAAAGCTTCATTCACGGCAACGGCGTGAAAAAGCCGCGCGGGTTCCTGACCTATGCGGCCGGCACGCCGAGCGCTGCGGGCTTTAACGTGATCGAACAGCTGCCAAGCGGCGGCGCGGGGGCTTTTGCATCTGACGATCCCGGTGATGCGCTGATCAACCTTGTCTATGCCCTGAAATCCGCGTATCGCGAAAAAGCGGTTTTCATGATGAAGCGCTCGACCCTTGCCGAAGTGCGTAAGCTGAAAGATCCGAACGACAATTATCTTTGGCAGCCGGATTTCCAGATGCAGCAGGGCGGCACGCTTTTGGGCTTTAACGTTGTCGAAGCGGAAGACATGCCCGCCATCGGCACCGACAGCCTGTCCATTGCCTTTGGCGATTTCAATGCCGGTTATCAGATCGTTGACCGCCAGGGCATACGTATTCTGCGCGACAGCTTCACCGCCAAACCATACGTCAAGTTTTATACAACCAAACGTGTGGGCGGTGATGTGGTGAATTTCGAAGCCATCAAGCTGATGAAATTCTCTGCCACCTAAAGCTGTTCCTGCGCAGACCTCCGGAAGCTTTTGCCGCCCCGCACACCCCGCCTCCGCGCGGCCGCTTCCGGAGGATTCTTTTTTGAAACACGAGACATAAGGATGAACCAGAATGCACGATATTGTGAATAATATTGCGGTCACGCAGGTACTCGCCCCGCAGACTCTTCAGGCCGCCGCGCTCGGCAGCGGTATCATTGACAGGCAGGGTGCGGAGACGCTGGTCGTTGCCGTTCTTGTCGGCGCGATGGGCGATACGCTGGATTCCACAAACCGCATTGACCTGAAAATCGAGCACGCGGATGATGACGGCACGGGCGCCCCCGCCGCCTTTGCAAGCTGCACGGCGGAAGATGTCGCGCATGCCGATGAGGTCACGGACGGCATTTTCTTTTCCGTTGACGATGACGAAAAAGCCCAGGCGCGGCATGTCGTCGGCTATCGCGGCGCTAAACGCTTTGTGAAGGTAACGGCAACCCCCGTTTCCCTTTCCACAGGCGGGCCGATTGCCATGCTGGCACTAAAAGGTGCAGCGGCGCAGGCGCCGGTCGATAACAGCTAACGCTTTACCTCCCCCTCTGGCCGGTGCGGCGGCTTGCTGCCGCGCCGGTTCTTTCTTCAAAGCATCTTTAAAGGCGAAACAGATGTCCCGACCTGCTTATCACCTGATTGAAACGGCACCACCGGGCGCGGAGCCTTTGACGCTGGAAGAAGTAAAGCTGCATTTGCGCCTGACGCATGACTATGAAGATACGCTTTTGACATCGCTGATTATGACGGCGCGGATGATTTGCGAGGCGGATACCGGCCTTGCGCTGATTACACGCGGCTACAGCCTGTGGCTGGATTGCTGGCCGACAACGGCGCGCCGCGACTGGTGGGACGGTGTGCGCGACGGTATTACAACAGGCGCAGGTGATACCATTTTCCTACCCCGCCCGCCGCTCGTCGCGGTCAGCGCGGTTTTGATGTATGCCGAGAACGATACGTCCGCCGTTTTCAGCGTGGAGAATTACCATACCGATACCATTCGCAAGCCGGGGCGCATCGTTTTGCGCAGCGGCATCAGCCCGCCCGCGGCAGGACGCAGCGTGAACGGTATTGAGATCCGCTACACCGCAGGATTTGGCGCCACACCGCAAAGTGTGCCCTCCGCCTTGCGGCAGGGCATGCTGCAAATGATTGCCCATCTGTACCGCCAGCGCGGCGATGCGCCGGAAACAGCTTTGCATACCTCGGGCGCGGCGGCGCTGTTTCAACCCTTCCAGCAGATGAGGCTGTCATGATTGGCGCCATGCGGCATCTTTTGACCTTGCAAGAAGAAGTGCTTTCCCCTGCGGACGGCGGCGGATTTACCCGCCATTGGCAAGATCTGGTAACAACGCCCGCCGTTTATGCCGAGATTACCGCCCTTGGCGGAGATACGCGCACCGATCTGCGGCAAAGCACGGCGACGGGGACATACCGTTTGCGTATATATCACCGGCGCGATGTGACCGCGGGCATGCGGCTGGTCGGCAGCGGTGAAACCTATTACATTCGCCATGTGGCCGACCCCGACGGGACGGAGCGTTATTTGCACCTGACCGCCGAGACACGCAGCATTTAAGGACTTTAACGGGTATTTCAGGCGCGGTATGATAAGGCATGTTATTTGCCGTTTTCATGATTATCCTTTGGGTGCTTGCCCTTTTCCACCGCCACGAGCACAGACAGCTGCCGGCGGAGCTTGCGGCGATCGGCAGAAGCGGGACATATACAATCGGCAGCAAGATTGATGGACACGATTGGCGCGTGATGGCCGACACGCCGGATAAACTGGTCATCAAACGCGCGTTTGAGCCTGTTGGCACGGCAGGCAAACTGCGCTATGCGATCCCTGTGCTTGCACTGGCGCTGATGATGATCCTGTTACAAAGTATACCGACCACGGTTTTTTATCTCGGCTTTTTATACCTGCGCTGGTTTGTCCTGCGCATTGAAATTGAAAAAGGCGCCGAGCCAACATTTCATGTGCTGGTCGGCGCCCATCAGATTTACGAAGATAGAATACCTTAAAATTACTCGGCTGCTTTTTCTGCCGGTTCCGGTTCGGTTTTTTCAGGAGCGTCCGCGGATTCCTCTTTTGAATCTTCGGGTGCAGCCTCTGCTGGCGCTTCGGTTTGATCTTCCGCGGCATCCGTTTTTTGCGCGGGCTCTTCATTTTCGATCAGTTCCAGATCCGGCGCGGGCCCCAGCTGCGCGGGCGACATCGGGCGCCATTCGCGCGCACCGCGTTCGGCCGCCGCACGCTCCAGCGCGTTCAGTTTTTCGCCGATCTGTTTGGCCATATTTTCGGATGTCTGGGCCATCTTTGGAAAGACCGTGCCTTCGCTCGCGATCAAAAACCATTTGTAGGATTCGGCATGGTTGGGTTTGAAATCGAACGTATCACCCTTGCTACCCTGATAAAGATGTATGGCGTAGAAAAAAGCGCAGGTCTGGTCGCCCATTTTGGCGCCGCGTTCAAACCATTCGATCGCAAGGCGCGTATTTTTTGAAACACCGCGGCCTTCCTGATAAAAAGCAGCGGTTGCAATAATGCCTTCTTTATTATCTTTTTCCGCCGCACGGCGGTACAGCAGGAAAGCTTCGACATCGTCTTTATCCACCCCGAAACCATAAGCATACATATTGCCAAGCAATACCATGGCACGCGCATCGCCGCGTTCCGCCGCCGGCCGCAGGTTCGCAATTGCTTCGCGCCATTGTTTGGTGTCATAGGCGACCTTGCCCTGATTAAAATCGGCCAAAGCAGGCGTTGCCAAAAGGCACAGGGACAGCAGGGCTGCAAACAGAATACGCATAGATCTTGAAACTCCTCTAATGACCACACGACGGGGCGGCTTATTCTTTAAGAATAGTCGCTTGCGCACCGTTTTTCAAATAACAAGAGCATAAAATGATGACCACAGAAACCCTGTCACAGGTGCAAGCCGCTGTTTATAGCCGACTTTCGGGCGATAGCAGCATCACAACGTTGCTGGCAAGCAGTGGCGCCGTTTATGACCACGTGCCGCAGGGCAGCGCTTTTCCCTATATCGTGATCGCCGATATGGCCGCGCAGCCTGCCGATACCCAGCAATTTGCGGGCATGGCGGTTTCCATGGTGATCGAAACCTATAGCCGCGCCGCCGGCAAACAGGAAATCCAGCGCCTTGCCGCCGCGATTGAAAACGCCCTGCATCATGCCGATTTTGCCGTCACAGACCATCATCTGGCGCTGTGCCGCATCACGGCAACAGACATCGCGCAGGTTTTTGATGCCACCACCTGGCTTTGCCGCCAGCGCGTTGCGCTACTGGTCGAGCCTGTCGAAACATAACATTAACGCCCCCTTCTCAAGGAGAGAGCCATGCCCAGCCATAAAGGACGTGATTTTTTATTCAAAATTGGCGATGGAGAGGAAAGCGAGAGTTTTCTGACCCTCGGTGCTGCGCGTATCGTCTCGCTCAGCATCGACAATCAGCCGCTGGATGCAACATCCATGGATTCAGACGGGATGCAACAGCTGGACGCCGCCGGCGGTATCCAAAGCATGGTGCTACGGCTGGACGGATTGTTCAAGGATAGCGCCGCCGAAGCGCTGTTGCGCACGCAGGCGTTTGACCGCACCGCCGCCAACTACCGCATGATCTTTCCAAATGGTGATCAATACGAGGCGCCCTTTGCGGTCGAAACCTATAGCCGCGCCGGCAGCTACGACGGACTCGAAAGTTTTACCGCCACCCTCCGCCGTAGCGGTGCGGGCAGCTTTACACCGGCAGGCGCCTGATGCCGCGCCCGCTGCCGCTGCCAAACGGACAACTGGTCTTTACCCCTACGCTGCAACTCGTCGAAAGGCTGGAGGCGGAGCACGGCAGTCTTTTAAAACTCGCCGATGATCTGGTGCAGAAAAATATGCCGCTGTCCCGCGTGCTTGACGTTCTATGTCTTGTTTACAGCCACGCGGGCTGCACCCACACCAAAGACAGTCTGCGGGAATTTTTATGGCGCGGGATGGCGCCGTCACCCGTGGCGCTGTTATCGGATATCCTGATCGATATCCTGACCCCTTTGCAAAGCATGGATGTTTTTGAAACCGAAGGCGGTGCCACGGGGGAGTAGAAAGCCGCCAAGGGGCTTCTAAACTAAACCTTGGCAAGCTGCGCGGGTTTTGCAGCGCCTTGCTGCACTGGCCGCCGCAAACCCTTTGCCACATCCCCTTGCAGGATATGGCGGAGGCTTATGCCGCCTATCATCGATACCACGCCAAGCCCGCAGAAATTTTACCGCCGACGCCTGCGCCGCAAAACTTTTTGGCGGCCATGATGCAGCGCTACCCCGATACAGAAAGTCATTAAAAATGGACATTGAAAACGATACCAAGGATCTTTCGCGCACGCTCGACGATATGCAGGAGAAAACCCGCGCGCTGAATGACAGTTTGCAAAATCTGGCGCGCGAAGGATTTGCCGCCCTTGAAAAGGCCGCCAGCCCGAAAGCCTCTTCCCGCAGCAATGATCTTTCGGCAGGCGATATTGTCAAAGGGGAGCTGACAACGTTTTTAAAGCAGGCGCTGCAAGACGGCTTTAAAAGCATTTTCGGCGGACAAGCAGGGCAAGGCGGCGGAACGAGCGTGATCATCAACAATAATGCATCCGCGACCGTCACCGCACAGGAAACCACCGGTGCCTTTGACCGCAAATATCTTGAAATCACGATTGACCAGATGGTCGCCGATAGTCTGATCCGCGGCCGCCAGACCAGCAGCGTGATGCGCAGCCTGTTCGGGATCGCACCCAGCCTGCTCGGCCGCTAACACAAAAGGACAAACCGCATGCCCAACCCGATATGGCCGGAAAGCCTGCCAACAGCGCCGCTGGCAGAGGGTTTTCAGGAAACATGGCCCGATACCACCTTGCGCAGCCAAATGGATATAGGTCCTGCCAAAACGCGGCCGCGCAGCACCGCCGGTATCGGCAAGCTGAACATCGCCTATCATTTGACCGGAGCGCAATACGCGGCTTTAAAAGATTTTTATCGCATAGATCTTGCCGGCG